TCACCACCGCCGACTATGTGATGCCGTCGCTCGGGCACATGGCGGTGCTCGAAACCATCCTTTACGAGTGATGGCGTGAGCGACCGGCACCTGCGCAGGTCCGGCTCCGATTACAAGCAATCCTTCCTGTCGCTATTGCCGCAGGGTTATGGCTGGCCACGGCATGCCGGTGCGTTGCTGGTCGACGTGTGCTGGGGGCTTTGCGAGTATTGGGGCTTTGTCGACGGGCGCGCCGCTGACTTGCTGGAGATCGAAAGCGACCCGCGTCAAACGATTGAGCTGCTTCCTGATTGGGAGCGCAATTGGGGGTTGCCGGACCCTTGTTATTCATCGCCGCAGACTATCGGCCAGCGCCAGCTTGCGCTGATCATGCGGATGACGATGCTCGGCGGACAGTCGCGCGAATTCTTCATCAGCGTGGCCGCGATGCTTGGCTACACAATCACGATCACCGAATACCGAGTGTTCGTCGTCGGCATCGACCGTTGCGGCGACAATCGCGTTTACGGCGACGGCACCGATCCCATGCTTAACGAATGGGATCAGCCGATCCTCAATCCCGACGGCACGCACGTTAAGAGCGGCGAATTATCCGAATGGCCGAACTACGGCCTCGGACCGCCGGGCAACCGTTTCTACTGGACCGTTCACGTTCATCAATCGTCGCTGACCTGGTTTCGCGTCACCAAGGGACAAACCGGCGTTGACCCGCATTTGCGAATCGGCCTCGCCGACGATCTTGAATGTTTGTTGAATCGCTGGAAACCGGCGCACACCGAAATAATTTTTGACTATTCCAGCCTGAGCGATCCCGGCGACCCAATGGCCGGAACACCGTGACGGCACGGCGGCAACCGGACAGGAGGCAATTTTGAAATACAACGTACCATACGGCTTGCCAGACGAGACAACGCTTTACGGCACGCCTTACATCAACGGCAATCCGACAACCGGCACGATGGGATCGATCCCGCCAGCCGCATCAATTGAATACGACCAGCGCGAAATCGTCGCGGTGATCCAATGGGCCGCCGATCACGGCTATCACGATATGGCGGGCGCGTTGTGCGCCAATCCGACCAACGCCGATTTGCAGCAATTGCTCAAGGCGATTTTCGGCATCGTCAACGCTAACAAGCTCACGGCAGCACAAACGTATTACGTCAATGCCGCGACCGGCGATGACAGCAACAATGGAACGACAACCGGCACGGCGTTCAAGACCATTCAGCGAGCGGTCAATCAATCGTCCGTTTACAACCTAAACGGCTACAACATTTACATTTACGTTGCCGATGGCACTTACGGAAAAGTCTATCTGCCGAATGTTAACGGCACCGGCTACATCACGATTGTCGGAAATCAGGCAATTCCCGGCAATTGCATCATTCACGCCAATGTCGGCCCTGCCGTTCTGGTGGCTGGCAGTCCCTACATCATGACGGGTTTTCGTTTTGAATCCGACTCAGCAGATTCGGCAACAGGACAACCCGGTGCTGGCATCTGGCAGGCGGGTGCTCAGAATTTTACGCTCGGCGCGGCTGGCACCGCCGTCGAATTTGGTTTCTGCGCCGACTCCCACATTCAGTGCGTCATTGGTGCTTTGGGGATTCCGGGCGGCACCGCCGTCCGATTGCTCGGTGCGTCCAGCTATCACGTCTATTGCGCAAATTCCGGGTGGGTTTACTGCGATGCCACCGGAGGATTGCCGACCCTCATCATTCCGACCGCAATCACCTTTAATTATTTCATCAGGTCATCCGGTAGCTCCAATACGAATGTATTTTGGGCGTCGATCACTGGCAAAACCAACGTCACATCCGCAGTAAAATATCTTGCGGACACAAACGGCATCATTAGCAGCAACGGCGGCGGCATCAATTATTATCCGGGGCCTTCAGCCGGTGTGACTTCAACGGGAGGGCAATACCTATGATTTACAACCCTTATGACTGGTTTTGGCTGGCGGATGACGGGCGCATATTTGCGAGCGCACGGCAAATCGTCGTCGATAATACGGATGCGGCCTATATTGATTGGACAAGCGCGGGCAATGTTGCAACTCATTGGCCGCGCGATACGTCCGACATGCAGACTGTTGCCACCTTACAGGCCGTGCTGACGCCGTTTAATCTTTTCATTGATTTGGCTGCCTATGCTGCCTATGCGCGATCCAACCACGCCAGCGGCGGCTTTACTATTACTACGATAAGCACGGTGCCGTTCCTGACCGATCCGACCTCGCGCAATACCATCAACAGTGCCTTTCAATATGCCCAAGCCAACCCGGCGCATATTACAAACTGGAAAATGTCGAACGGCAGTTTTATTGCGTTGAGTAATACGCAAATGGCGACCGTCAATAATGACATCACGACGTTCGTGCAATCCTGCTTTACATGTGAGGGTACGACGGTGAGCGGCATCATTGGCGGCACGATCACCACGCACGCGCAAGTTGACGCGGCATTTGCCGCAATCTCCAACGTCGTTCCTTAAACATGGCGACCGTCAACATCACGGTTGAGAACGACGCGGATTTTTACCGCACGTTCCAATACGTCATGGCAACCTCTGGCACTCCCATCAACATCACCGGGGCATCCCTTGAAATGATGCTGCGCCGCCACGCCGAGGATGTTGATGCAGTGTTGCGCCTCGGCACCGACACCGGAGAAATCGTGCTGATTGATTCAGTCAACGGTTTATTTACCGTTTTGATTACGCAAGACACGCTCGCGCATTTGGCACTAGGCAGTTATGACCATTCCAACATTATGACGCTTGGAGGATTTAAAACAAAAATCTGGAGCGGCACGCTCACCAACAATGCAGGGCCGACGCGGTGAGTACGGTCGAGGTTATCACTGACGCCAATGTCACCATTGCCGCCGACGAGGCCGACACGGTTGTCGTGCTGGCACCCGACGACGTTGAGACAATAGCAACCGGCGAGCAGGGGCCACCGGGGCCACCGGGAGCGCCGGGCGGGCCACCGGGGCCGCAAGGGCCGCAAGGGCCGACAGGGCCGCAAGGGCCACAGGGGCCGAAAGGCAATACCGGCGCGACCGGGCCGCAAGGGCCGACCGGACCGAACGGCTCGACAGGCCCAATGGGACCAGCCGGGGCCGATAGCACCGTACCGGGACCAACGGGGCCGACCGGACCAGCAGGGCCGACAGGGGCGACAGGCCCGCAGGGACCGGCGGGCGCGGATGGCGCGGGCACGCCTTCAACCGTGCCGCCACTCATGGACGGCACCGCAGCGATTGGCACTTCGCTCGCATTTGCGCGGCAAGATCACATTCATCCGTTTGATACCGCGACCGTTCGCAATAATGCCGCGCAATCGCTCACCGCCGCGCAACAGCAACAGGCACGACAAAACATATTTGCCGCGCCGTTCGACGCGATGGCTTACAACGGCTTGCAGATTAATGGCGACATGGTGGTTGCTCAGGAGCTAGGGACTGGCGGACGCTCGACACCGGGTTATGTCGTCGATGGCTGGACGGCATCGTGGCAAGGCACAATGGCTATTCTCACCGCCCAATACACCGCAGCATTTTTTCCGGGATTTGCTGGAATGGTTTATCTCAACGTCAATACCGCACAAACTACACTCAGTGGCACTGACCTTGCTTATTTGTTTCAACCTATTGAGGGCTATCGTATTGCTCGATTAGCATGGGGTACGGCTAATGCACAGCCCATCACGATTGGCTTCTGGTCATCCCATCATCGCCCCGGCCTCTACAGCGTGGCTGTGCGCAATACAGGTGGTGTACGCTCTTATGTTGCTAGCTATACGCATAACGCAGCGGATACGAGTCAATACAATGTTGTCACCATCCCCGGTGATACTGGCGGCACATGGGCCAGCGATAACTCGTTTTCATTCAGTGTGGCGTTTACGATGGCGTCTGGATCGACGTACATAGCACCGGCTGTAAATACTTGGTACAGCGCAAATTATGTTGCGGCACCGGGACAGGTGAATGGCGTAGGCGCAACGACAGATAGATTTCGCATCACCGGCGTCACCGTCATCCCCGGCAACGAAGCACCAAGCGCCGCCCGCTCACCCTTCATCATGCGGCCTTACGGTGAGGAATTGCGAACGTGTCAACGCTATTGGGAGAACGGCACTGAGCCTTGGATGTATCTACCTGTCACTGGCTTGAATGCCGGTTATGACAGCTTGCGCTTTGCCGCGACAAAACGCGGTGCACCGACAATAACCTTTATCGGCTGGACATGGTTTTCTGCGGGCATCCCGACGGCATTTTTCCCAACATTGCACGGGGCAACACCTGACGGGTTTAGTTGGAATGTAACCAGCGCAACCAACTTTCAGGGATGGAGCGGTGATGGCACTTGGACAGCAGACGCGAGGCTTTAGATGGCCGATTATCAACTCACCGCAACCGATATTGTGATCCGCACCGAGGACAGTGCCAGCATCCCCGACGATCCGGCCAACCGCGACCGCGCTGAATATGAGCAATGGCTGGCGGACGGCGGTGTGCCCGATCCTTACGTCGCGCCCGCGCCGTTGCCGCCCGATCCCGCGCCGGAAACGAGCGTGCTCTACGATCACGAAAACCGATTGCGCGCGATCGAGGGTGCGCCGCCGCTCACGCTCGCGGAGTTTATCAACAAGGCCAACGGCTAAATGTCACCGATTGAAACCAGCGGCAAGGTGTTGGGGTCGGCCATCGACGCC